CCAAATTCAAAAGACATAGCATTTTGATTGGCAACTTCAAAATACTCTGAAACATTAACACCATTGTCATCACCATAGGTAACAATAGACACGTTTGAAGCGAGCTGTTCAACAATGGGTACATACTGATCAGGAAAAGCACCTAATGGCGCAACATTAAGAGATCTTAACTTAGCAGCAACTATGCAGTACCTCAATAGTATGTTATTACAAACGGAGTTAACGAATGTAGTTAGAAATGTTCCAGAAGGTACACTTCCATGCCATTCATAAATGTTACCTTTAGCAATATGTCGCGAATTTACAACATCTGCAAAGATAACTTTACGAATGAGGTTCTCCTCTTCAGTAGCATTAGAATAATATGCTTCTGAAAGCTTCAGCATTTTATTCATAACTTCACTGAAAAGAGAACCATCATAATTTCCAAAATCTCCAGCAAAAGATCTAGCGCCATGGACATGCATGACATTATCAATGATCTGCCAATCAGATGAAAATGGATTAACACCTATGCATATACCATTTAGAATGCGATTATCACAGCACCACCTAACAAGATCCATAAAATACATACGGGCTGCAATTGTATAATGCAAGGGCGAAGAAGAAACATAACGAGTCTTACCAGCATCCACCTTGGCAATAGGTCTACGCTCATCTTTAAGAAAATCAGTATAATAAACTGGTGATCTTATTCCAAGACGCGCATTACTAAGAAATTGATCTACATCCTGCCTTAATGCTAATGCCATAGGAGAGGAAAAATCATAATCGCCGTCAACGCCGAAGAAATCCTTTTTACCTTGCTTTCTAGTTGACAAAACATATGGATAACCAGGACTAGTATTACGTGGTAGAGCCTCGCAAAAAGGCACACCATGAACACCAGCACAGGCTTCTTCAAAGTTAAAGATCCTAGGAGCCCAAGGCTGTTCAACTCTGCTAACATTAAAAACGTGACCAATATATTCATTAGTTACGGCATCTAACAAATCAGAGTTAATAGGAGGGGACCCACGACTATACTTATTCCTAGCCAAGACATCAGGCCTAATTAAAGTACCTTCATCATTTCTAAAAGGCTTCAGATTAGCGGGCTTAAAGTTAGAATCGGACCATTTATTATACAACTCAGTCTTAATTATTCTAGTACGTGAAGGTTCATGTAAAGGTTGAATTTTCTTGAGAACCTGAGTCCTATCATTAAATTCTATGCAACCTTGTGGTAAAAGGATAAATTCCTCATCAATCTGATTACTAAAGACTTTTAACATCTCATCAATCTGACATTTACTAATAAAGTATGAAATACCTCTAGACTTATCATTACCAGCTACATGGAAACCCATAATAGCAGGGGTATTTGAAAGCGTGTCAGAAAGAAAACATGGCGAGCCACATTGACCAACAGTAGTAGGAATATCATATTGAACAACCGAACCACTACGATACACTATATCATCAGGTCCACCGTTGGAATACTCACAATCAG